CGTATACATTGTAGTAACACTACCATCAGAAGTCGGTGAACCACTAACTTGACGAGTTAAACTTGTCAACTTTCTTTCTGGGCTGTATGACATACCAGTCATCTCAAAAGACATTCTAGGTAGAGACATTGCGGGTGCATCTAAATTTGGGTCTTGTTCGAGTCTAGCTAATACTTTTTGCATGGGCGCATAGTTGATAGGCACCTTCATTCTTTGAACTGATGTCGAACCACTCTTTCTCTCTATCTGAATATTGTTAAATAGTGTACCAAATACGGCAACATATCTTCTTGTTGATTCGTTATAGAAATGACCACCGTACATTAGATATCTCCAAATGGATTACTTTCGCTGAAGTCTATGATATTGTCAGCAAGCGTCTCAATAGTAGTGTTGTCAGCTAACTCATCATATAATTCCACATTATCGATTCTAGACTCGACTAATGAGACCTTACCGAATGTTGTACCATCATCTGTTCTGTAGAAGTAATTTCCACTAGTATTTGATGCTGATATTGGCGTGAATGTGGTTAATGCATTACTTCCAAGAACACCAGAAGTGGTCAAGTTGTTAACGAGAACATTTGCTTCTTCCACATTATATGTCGATGTTGTGTATATATTTAATCTCTTACCGACATTAGATGAATCTGACTGATTGAAGACATAGGTTCTTCCAATCTCTAGTTCCAAGAATAAATTTTTGGTTGGTACATCAGAAGAAGATGCATCTTTTAATAAGAATCCATTATCATATGTCACAGTGTATGTTACTGCTTCAGATGGAACAAATAGGTCAACATCAGCAAAGTTATGATCAATGAAGTCATAGCCAGTACTAAATCTTTCACCACTGTACTCGAATAGTTCTGCACGAAGATCGTATGTTTGAAGCGAACCCATTTGATAAAAGATTGACTCGTGTTCAACGTGCTGAATTTCGAATACCTTATTGTTAAGCGGCAAGTAGATTAGATCACCTTCTAGTGGTCTGCGATTTGCCTCTAATGTACCGACTTCAGATTCATATGTTCTTCTTGCAATTGTGAGTGTCACTGAATCACGAATCTGTAGACCAAACTTAGATAAGAAGTCGCCTTCGCCCTCAAATCCATCAACACTCTTGATATACATTTCAGCCATATATGCATCATTGAATGTTGAAAGGTCGTCTTCGTTAAGAATGTCGTCTTTGGCTACGAGAGTTCTGGGAATATACCAAGCATCGATTCCATAGATTTTTATAGACTCGATCACCAAGTCCTCGATGAGAGTCTGCTCCATCGAGTTTTCAAAGTTCTCAAAATAATAATTTTTAGCCACTGCTTTATCCTATCATATCGACTGCGGGCAGAGAATAGCTATTATACATTTCTTCTTCTAGCTTCTGAATCTCTTCTCTCGCATCGTTTAAAATTTGTTCTCCATTGAACTGTACATTACCTGGCAGTGTCATGCCGTTGAACTTAGTGAGATTCGAACCCCACTGATATTTGATTTTTGCTGTTGCATAGTTTTGTAAGAAACGATCTTTCCAGACATCCGAGTATACTTGAGGGTCTACAATTCGATATGCTTCTATAACAATGGTATCACCCACATTTAAGGTGTTCCAATCCATATCCAACATAACTCGATCTGTATGTCTGTTGTATCTTATAGGAACTTTACCCACCAACAACTCTTCCATAAGCTGAAGATGTTGCATAGCCATTTGGAAGTTTACTAACTCACCTCTAACGATATTGTGTAAGTTTTCGAGTACGAAGTGATACTTAGCATTAAAGATGCCTGATCCAATTGAACTTGTAGAGTTTGGAGTAAACACATTAACTGCGCCAATGATGTTTTCTGGTACAGGGATATACTCTAGTTCGAATGCGCCTTGATGAATAGCAGTAATCGATGTAGCAGATCCACTAGTTGTACTACCAACTCTAGTCATAAATGTATCGCTAGTAACATACTTACCCACATTAAATTGTCCACTAGTAGGCTTTTTAAAGAATAATCTTTTCTTACCGGCAGTGTTGTCCACAGCAATGACAGTTGCAGATGCTGTTCCGTCTGTAGCACCTGAGTCGCCATTTTCTACTTCTTTAATCACATCTCCAACTTTAAAATGTGGATTATTGTTGGGATCAAGTTCAATACCATCTGCGACAGTAACGCTAGAATTTGTTACTTGATACTTAACATATGTCTTTTCAACACCATCGAAGTGATAGTCATAGTAGAACTCTAGAGCCTCGTCAATACGATCACTCGCCTGATCAACATCGACATTAATCTCAATAACTGGCTTACCTAGCTTTCTTAGACACCATTCTGTAAATTCGTTTCTGTTTTGTGGCTGTGCCATGTCTATGTCCTAAATTTTGTTGATATATTATGTATTTATAACGATAAATTATCTAGTTATGCCGCCAGTCACAGTAACAGTTCCTTGTAGAACACGAGTTACGACCCCGGCTTGTGACTCCATTTCAACGTCATAGAGATATCTACCTGGTTCTATAGAATTTGTTCCAATTTGAGTTACTGAACCATCGACTACAGTGTTTGAACTAGGTAGAGACAATGTAACAGTTCCGCCCACATTATTGTGACTAGTGATAAACTGTGCAGTAAGCCCGCTGGCGTAACTTTTACGCATCTGAGCCCTAGTACTATAACCAGTAAGATCGAATAGTTGCCCATCGCTAGATAGAACATCAACTGTTGCTGAAAAGTCTGAGCCCTGATCGATTGTTAAATTTGATTTAATTGCCATGTTTCTTTTCTCCAATAGATACTACAGTTATTTATAAATAACAGAATAACCCTATTATGAACTAATTGGAAAACATATGTCAAAGTATTTAAAATTTGGATTGCGGGCAGATAAGAATCTAGCTGATATTCAAAACCCAAAACAAGCACTTGATAATATTCTTGATAATATCTCGAATATTACAGATGAAGAAGGTAACAAACTAAACTTCACAGCAGATGATCTTCTGCCACTGGTGGGTATTTCTGATGGTCCCTTAGGAAGAAGAACTGTAGGTAATCAATCTGCCGATTTCGTTGATCTTGCCAATACATCAGTAGAAGCAACTTCAGCCGCAGACGCATCAACAAAAGTCGCTGTAGAACCAAGAATAACAATTCAAGATCATATCAACAACTTCAAAGTAACATTAGGCAGCCCGCCTTGGACAAATGGTGGAACGGGTCCTGTGGCAACGATGGTGCCTGCTGGCAGGGTAAATCAAAATATTCTACAATATGACGATGAAACAGCATCTAACTATGGCATCATAACTGCTCAATATGCAGTTCCAGAGTTAATGCTTAGAGTAATGGAGCCCACAAGTACAAACTTGACATTTAATCAACTTCAAGCGGCAATGAATCATATAACGGGTGATACAGGTGGCACAAAAAGAATAAACGACCCAGAAACTAATGGTGGTAAAGTTTTCACGATAGATGCCACTGACGCATACTATGTGATTGTAGATACAGGTAACGGTACATTTGACTTTTCGACTGTTGGTGCTTCTGCAAGCACTCCACCCATAGGGGAGGTATTCAAATCCACAGCTACAGCTACTTGGACAGCTTCTCAGGGTCATGTAATAAAGGCTAAGCCTCTGGGTAGTCTAACTAATGGCAGAAAATATAGAATTTTATCTTTAGGGTCGAGTGGGAATGGATTATCGTCTTCATATGTTGAATGGATTTTAGCGGGTGCACCCAACCCATTTGTTGGCAAAATCTTTGAGTGTACGCAAGTAACCCAAGCTAGTGTGACAGATGCTTGGTGTCTAGAGCATTGGGCTATTGGTGATGTATTCGAGTGTACAGCGCCAGGTGGTGGTGACGGGTCACCCTCAACAACAAATATACAGCATACTCAACTAGAAGCGCACACCAATACATCTGGTGACAATTTGACCAATGTTACACCGGAAAACTTACCTGTGAATTATTGGTATACCTCAAAAGTGCAGGCATCGTTACCGAATATAGAAAACAATCAAGATTTTTGGGAAAATGGAGACTTTGAACTCGGTGGGGTATTGCACCCAGAATTTAGAGACACATTTGGTGGTGTTAGATGGGAAGGGTATCAATCAGGTGAGTTTACTTTCAAATATGCGACTAACGCTTTCTTTGCCTTTGAAGAAGATACTGTTGATGATGGAACAGACAACAACTGGACACTACTGAAAGGCGTAAGTCAAAATAGAATTAGAAATGCGTATCCAATAACATATGAAACAGTAGATAGTATTACTAGATTAAAATTGCAAAAATTTGACTATCTAAGAATCTGTGGCTTGACTACGGTAGAACTTGAGGGGACACCTTATGAGGTACAAACCGTAGCAAGATCGTATGTTGCCACGAGAAGAGATTATGTATATTATGCGTACTTGGGTGAA